CTCCCTACATATTTTCTTTTAAACTTCTTAGTCCTACTGTTGGCGCATTATCTAAAGAGGCTATCAAAGAGTTTGATGGTGGTCATTTCTTTATTGGTAACAGTGATTGCTACATATGTAATGGTCAGACTGTAACACCTTTATTGCCTAACAAAGTGCGTAGAGCAATGTTTGAGGATTTGTCTGGAGATAACTATCAAAAATGTTTTGTTGCCGCAGACTATGTTCGCAATGAAATGCTTGCTTGTTTTCCTAGTTCTGGCAGTGATGTAGTAGACAAAGCCCTTATATGGAATTGGAAAGACAACACTTTTTCATTCAGAGATTTACCAGATACGTCTTACATACATGATGGCATTATAGATATAACAGCAGGTGCCACTTGGGATGCCAGTACAGAAGAGTGGGATTTAGGTATAGGTCATTGGGGTGAGCGTAACTACGACAATGTTAAAAAGAACTTAGTATTCTGTGACGTAACCAATACTAAAATATTTCGTGATAGTTTTGGTAACACCAAAGACGGTACTAACATGGTATCGTATATAGAGCGTACAGGTCTTGATTTGAATGATCCGCAGTCTGTTAAGTTTGTATCTGCTGTATATCCCCAGATTGAAGTTAGTGGGGACAATACTGTTAATGTTTATATCGGTAGGCAAATAAGTACAGAACAAGGTATTACTTGGGAAGGCCCAGTAGCGTTTAATCCTAACAGTCAGTCTAAAGTATCATGCCGTATAAGCGGAAAATACTTTGGTATAAAAGTAGAGTCTACTACTGACATAGATTGGAAACTACATGGTGTAGCATTTGAAGTACAGCAACGTGGACTTAGAGGTTTAAGAAGTTATGGCTAATGCTCCAGTTAAAAATATTAAATCAGTTAACAGATGGACACCTAACCCTGCTCCAATAAATAATGAAAACTTATCTGATTATCTGTTTAGCGAATTAAACAGATTGTCAGATATTATATTTAATTTAGACTTAATGCGACTAGAGCAAACTAACAGAGACCCTGAAGATACTACAATAGCAAACGATAGGGGTAAACCTAGAGATGGTGATATAAGATATGCAGATGGTACGAATTGGAATCCCGGTGGTGGTATTGGCATTTATGCTTACATTGGGGGCAGTTGGACTAAACTCTAATTTATATGCAGACTACAAGTCTACATTCTTAATAGAGAGGGACAAGTACAGTACATTAAACTGGCTGTCAGATGAGACAAGTAACCACTGGCGTGACGTAGTTATAGAGAAGTTAAACGCTAACGGTGATACACACGCTGATGTAATGGCTAGAAGTTATGACTCTTCGTTTAAAGAGGTAAGCAGTGTTAATAGAGTTGCTTGGCGTGATCGTCTTAATAGGTTGCGTAATAAAAATCTGGCTCCTGTAATGTGGCTTATATCTGATGACAGTCCACAAGCCTACAAGCAGGGACTACAGAATCAGATAGACTATCAGAACCAAGTAGTAGATGCAGTAGACGATCTTGTTAGTCATTATGTTGTATGCCTTGAGTGCGATGAGTATTACTCAGCGCAAGAAGTAAACGTACTAATACAGAACCTTAGAAACAAAGGTGTTAACAAACCTATTGGTGTACACCTAACCCCCGGAGTCAAACCTGAATACTATGCTCAAGCAGACGTTATCTATTTGCAAACTGGTTTTAACCTGAGTGAGTCACAATTCAGAAAAAGTATCGAAGAAGCACTTAGGCTTGGTAAGCCAGTTGTCGTATCTGAGTACCACCTCAACGGAACAAGCGCATTGGCAAAGAGGTATGGAGACATTGCTTGCTCGTACAAGGGAGTTGTGGGAACTGGAAACGGCAGAGGATCAGCAACCTGCGAAACAATGCAGTGGGATCAAGGACAAACAACCAAGTCCGAATGGGACAGATGGGAAGACTTCGTAAAGAAAAACGATGATGAGTTGTATATATTTGCATTAGCACTGGTTACAGTTAGTGCGGCTAACTTAGTTAAACTACCATTTATGGCTACATTTAACTACGCTACAGAAAACTATTATGAGTTGATGATGGTTAGACCTATTACAGAAACCATAGATACTGGTGTAACAGTGCGTAATGATGGAAAGGTAATGGTCTTTGGTAACTGGAGATTTAAGTGAAGGCACTTTTAATTAATCCAGAAAATATTCCTGTAATATGGAATGATGTAGCGCCTTTGTTAGATAGAGTTACAGAACATAACGAAGGTCAATTTGAAGCAAACGATTACTTAGAACCTTTAACATCAAAAGTTATGCAGTTGTGGATAGCGGTAGAAGGAGATTACTTACATACTGTTATGATTACAAAGATAATAGAATACCCTAACAAAAGAGTTTTAAGGGTAATTGCTATAGCAGGATCAGAATTTAAAACATTGCATAGCAAGTTTAACGATATGATTGAGTCATTTGCTCTTAGAGAAGGTTGTTCTTCTATGGAGTTATGGGGAAGAAAAGGATGGAAAAAAATGTTACCAGATTGGAAGGATAGTTATACTGTGTTTACAAAAGAATTAAAAGAGAGGATGCACTAATGGCAAATAACGTAGGTTGTAATGCTAGTGGAGGTAATTGTAGATATGACCACGATGCTTTAGTTGCGGGAGGAGTTTATCCTTTTCCACCAACTGATCCTATAGCGGGAAAAAAAGTAATTCTTGTAGGCACTTCTCCTGCTTATCAAATTTATGAATGGTTTGGTGGTGATGGTGGTAATTGGGAATTACGATACTCTTACAACTACGATGACGCAAAAACTATTACCGATGGTGGTGGAGACTCTGGAGGAGAAGAAGGTGGAGAAGAAGGTGGAGGCGGCGGTATTCCTGACTTTAAACCTACAGGCCCAGTGTACACTCCACTAGACCCTGCGGGAATAGCACAAAGAGACTACAGCGCATACTATCCACAATCATATATGCCTACTGATCCTGCTTACCCTACAATGGGGTTATTATCTACACCTGCTTTTGGTGGCACAGATTTATATCAGCCTTGGTCTGCTCAGTACGGATCAAATGTAGCGCCATCAAGTTTGTGGGACTATACACCACCTTCGCCCTTAGATGTTTCGGCGGGGCCAAAAGTTACCTTTGAATAATAAGAGGATAAGAATATGAGTTCAGGAGGAGGCGGCACGACCGTTCAAACAGCGTCAACAGAACCTTGGGAAGCGCAAAGAGGATATTTAGAAAGAGGTTTTTCTAATGCAAGTAATTTATACAGTGCGGGTGCCCCATCTTATTACTCAGGCCCAACTGTAGCATCTTTTGACCCTACAGAAACTGCGGCTCAAAGGGCTACTATAGGTTATGCTACTGGCCCAAGAACAGCGGCTCAACAGGCGGCGGCAGAAAATGCTCTTATTGGTTCATTAAGTGGACAAACAGGATTTGACCCTAGTCAAACAGCCGACCTTCTTGCAGGTAATGTAAGAACAGGTACTGGCACTCCGTACACTGCAATGGAAGATGCTTTAACTACAGGCGTTATAGATAACCTTACTGGAACAATACTGCCTAAAGTTAGAGAAGCACAAGTTAGGTATCAACCGGGCGGTGGAACAAGAACAGATTTAGAAACTAACAAAGCGATTACCAATGCTGTACAAGCAGGTCTTATTAAACCTCTGGCTGAGATGTACGGCAGTGCTTACAATCAAGCGCAAGGTATGCGTATGCCAGCGGCTCAAATGGGAGTACAGCAACGACAGTTTGGACAGTCTGCTTATCCTTCAATAATGAATGCTCCTCTTGGAATGTACGATGCTATGGGTTCAGTAGGGGAGCAACGTAGAGCCATGTCGCAACGTGGTATAGATCAGGATATGGCTAGGTATCAGTATGAGTCTAATGCCGCTCAAAACGCTCTTAGAAACTATATGGCTATGGTTACAGGAGATTATGGTTCTACTACAACGCAGACAACCCCTAGACCTGCTGACAATACAGCGGCACAACTTATAGGTACGTTAGGGTCTGCCGCTATTATGGCATCAGACATTCATGTTAAAGAAAACATTATTCCTGAAGGAACTAAATGGAAAGGTTTAAATGTTTACAACTATAATTACATTGGAGACTCTATGTCTCGTAGAGGTGTAATGGCACAACAGGTTGAGGGTATGTATCCTTATGCTGTCACTACTATTGATGGTATTAAACACGTTAACTACGGTGCTATATAATGTCACAATTTTTTAACCCATATGCTTTTCAAAACTCTTACATGATGGATGAAAACAAACGTAGAAATTTATTTAATATGAATCGTTTGGGTGAAATGCCTATTACTAAGTCTCAGTTTGACCAAGGTAATACTCTTGCATACAACGTGCATGAAAATACAGGAACTCAGTTAGGCTCTGTTAGC